GTGTCGATAGTGATAGTGATCGGGACATAATAGACTATATAGACTATTATATAATATATCGGGACTATTATATAATATATGGGACATAATAGACTATATTGTATATAATAGACTATAATATATAATATTATATAATATATTATTAGCAAGAATCGTGCCAAGAAAGTGCATAAAAATAAAATAAATGTCTTGCATATTACTTGACAGGATATATATTGTATTGCAGACGACAGAGGGAACCACAAACAAGGAAACGGCAATGAAACGGTCAGAAATCAGGTACATCACTAAACTAATAGGACGGTGGACAAACATCATGGACGCGCGGAATAAGGCTGAAAAGTTGTTTGATGATGGGAAAATAACAGAAATAGAGTATAAGTATATCAGAATGTATTTAAACAATTAACAATCAATAACCACTAACAAAGGATAGTACAATGAAAACAATCACAACAACACTGTATGAGTACGATGAACTTTCCAACGAAGCGAAGGAAAAAGCTATTGAAGAAATGTACAACATTAACGTTGACTATGACTGGTGGGATTATTCTTACGCAGATGCCGAAAATATTGGATTAAAAATAACCGGATTTGACATTGACAGAGGAAGCTACTGTTCCGGCGATTTTATTGAATCGGCAGAAGAGACTGCGGAAAAGATTATCGCGAATCATGGTGAAACATGCGAAACATACCGTACTGCGAAAGATTATCTTGCCGAACGTTCCGCGCTTGTCGTGAAGTATTCGGACGGCATAAACACTAACGTAGTCACAGAAGAAAATGAGTATGATTTTGATTGTGAATGTGATGATATAGACGCTGAATTTTTACGATCATTATTAGAAGACTATCGAATAATATTACAGCACGAATACGAATATCTCACGAGTGAAGAAGCAATAATCGAAACAATCCAAGCTAATGAATACCATTTTTCAGAGAACGGAAGTTTCGGCAAAAAAGCATACGCATAAATAACAATTCACCTATTAACAGGAGTCTGGGGAATTATGGAAAGTATACAGAAAGAAATCGGGCATATTAGAAGTATATTATACCAAGAGTATTTAGCTGGAAAGATTGACAAGAAAGTATATACTGAAATAAACAATATATTTAATGAAATTGTAAAAAAGCTTAATTATTAACAGGAGGTAGGTGGAATGAAAATCACAACAACGAAGTATGGCCTACTGATCATAATGGAAAAAAGCGACAAACGTATTACGAATGAATCGGCGTTATGGTATAAGGTAAAATGTATGCTGAATAAACGGGGATATGACCTCGTGAAAAAAGAACCGGCGAAAGACGGGCATTTAACAGGCGCACCGTATTATTTACGTGACAGGAAAGACAAGTTCTGTTTTCACGATGAAATGTATATGATTCGGAATATTGCGAAAGATTTTAACCACAACGGAAAAGTGGAACTTCGTAAACTATCATAATCAATAACAACAGGGGGCTATCATGGAAGAACAAGACTATTATGACGATTATGACGAGGATTATATCGAAATGAGTCTCGATATACCGGACGGGCAAGAGTGGGCGGAATATCTTATGTACAATGGGTTTAACAGATAACCTTTTCAAATGAGGATAGTAAAATGAGACTTAGTGAAATATCAAAAAAAATAGTTTCGGAGAAATCCGCAGTAATGATCAGACCGAGACCGAGGACAGAAACAACGGCGCCTTGGGAATATGACGTAAAAGACTTATTCACGGGCAAGAAAAAAGGCTGGATATTGCTTGACTTGTTCACGGCAAGCAAGATGTTACTTGTTTTTAATGCTATAAAACCGGAGAATCAAACACGTTTCGATATGTTGCCATTGGATAAAACAGTTGACTTTTGCATGAAAATATAAACCAACTTTATCGGGAGGGTTTCAAATGACACAGACACAGCATACAGCGACACCGTGGATTGTAGAAGAAGTAAAAACATCATGTGGCAGGGCATTTAAGATAAATGATAAACCAGATCAGAAATATGGTATTATCGCTTGCATATATGATGACAATACCAGTTTAAACGAAAGAAATCATCAAGAACATGAAGCTAACGCCGAGTTTATCGTTCGGGCTTGCAACAGCCATGATCAGCTTGTCGCGGCACTGAATGAAATTGAGTGGATCATTGAAAGAGAAACTCACGCCGCCGATATGCTCGCCTTCATCGAGAAGGTGGCGGCATGGGATTTTGCAAAATTCGGATCCGATTCGACAAACGAGTCAATATATAATGCACAACATGAAGCCTTTGAACTCATCAAGAAAGTGAGGGGATAAATGACGCTTCTCAATCCGACACGAGACGAAATAATAAGGCGGCTGGAGAGACTAACGCCGCAAGGCAGCGAGTTCTATAACGATCCTGACAGGTGTTTTGCTCACATAGAGGAACTTATTTACTCAGGGCATGAAGCAAAAAAAGAAGTTGTAAGGCAGAAAAGAAAAGTCTCTGACATGTTGGCTTTCATTGAGAAAGTGGCACAATGGGATTCTGAGGGAATTGGTGACTACGATAAATTATATAACATGCAACAAGAAGCGTTTAAAGTTCTTAAGAAAGTGCGGGGATAATAGCTATGAGACGCTGGGTACACCGTGTAAAAATCAGAGTTCTATTCGTGATAGTTACAACGGCAAAAATTCCGCAGGGGTAAATATAACATAGTATTAACCAAAGGAGTATGATATGTGTTTGGACATGGTAATCAGGACAGGGGTATTAAAGGAAAACATGATCGTGTATAAAGCAGTGCTAGTAGACGCTACGGGGGCCGAATACCCTTACGGGCTTTGGTACGAACACTTTAATAGATATGGCTGCTTAGGTGGGTGGAAAGAGGGTAACCCGCTATTTGCACTACAAGGAAAAGTTACCGCGGCTGTAGTAAACTTGCATGCAGACAATACATCGTACTCTTCCGGGTTTCACTGCTTTGATACTGAGTCCGCAGCTACAGTCTTTGCAGCGCGCATGGACTGGCGCAATACTACTGCGCTAAGTTATATTATTCCCGCGGGCACAAAAATACTAATCGGAACACAGAGAGGCACATATGATAATATCATAGTAACCCCGGTGCTGGTGAACCCCAGGAGCAAGGAAGACGCAACATCGGCAGGGGCGTAATTAGACACAATTCTCGACTGGAATCACAAGCTAAAACACGCACACACACACACGAACCGAAAGGATAATCACATGTTAGTAAACAGACGAGTAAAAGAACTGGCAGCGTTTGTAAGTGGCGACAACACCAGTTTAGCGCTGAAGAAAATCTACATATCAAAAGAAGAATGCGTTGCTACCGACGGGCACGCGTTGGTGATCGCGCCGAATAACAACACCAAGCTTACCGACGCGGACTATCCCTCAACAGAAACAATCACAGACATAACCGCGCCGGTGCTGCTCGATACCGAAACGATAATAAAAGCCGTTAACAACTTACCAAAACGACCCGCGCTACCAATACTCAACACTGTGCAGATCGGGGCGGACAGCGCGGGAAAAACCGTGGTGAATTCCGGACTACCACCTGTTAAGTTTATAGCGGAAACCTCCGACGATGTGTACCCGAAATACCCAGATGTGATCCCGGACTACGCCACCAAACAGCCCTTGCGGTTCGCGGTCGACGCGAAATACCTAAAACAAGTGTGCGAGCTAGCAGTCCGCCACGGTGACAAATACACCCGCAAGATAGTGTTTGAGGTTCCCACCGTTACCGATGCCGTAAAGACGAACGATGAAGGCGAGTTAGTACGTGATGCCAACGGCGCATTCGTGTACGAGAGCGTTCCTGCCACCGAGCTCAGGTCCGCGCTAAAATTCGTGATAAAAAACGAAGGGGAAGCGGTGTTCTCAGGACTTATAATGCCACTACGAATCACAGATGAGGACTGAACCAAACGTAATTAGCTGTGATTCTCGACTGGAATTACGGCGGAAACTCCAACTGTAAAGGGCGGTAAAAATGCGAATGTGGATGGTGGACCCGGAACTACTTTGTGACCAACACTTACTCGGCGAACACGTGGAGATACATATGCTGGTCGGGGCGGTAGGCGCCGGAATGTCAATACGTGGGTATATCGAGCACGGACTTTTGGAACCACAAAACGCGCACGCCCGACATGAGCAGATTGTGGTCGAAATGCGCACACGCAGGTTCCGGCACAGGTCCGACCTGGGGGAACTGGCACACGCGCCACTTGGGTATGTGAACAGGGGCAAAAGCATACGGGACTTATGCGAACGATGCGACAAGTGTAGAGGGCGTATACAAACATGTGGGGCTTACAAAACACACAGGTATTATCACAAGTGGGGCAGCACTGCACCACATGGGGGTAACACACTATGACGAATATTGTAGTACGAACGGAGCGAGGGTGGGCTGGGCACTTCATTTGCGCCGACAGATGCTTGTTCCGGCGAAACACGTTGCTGGAGTGCGGCGATACCCGAATTGTTGTGTCGACTGTTGGATTGTTGCGGCGACTCGAGGGGGGCGGGTTCAGGACCACAGACGGCACACACTATTTTGAAACAATGGCGTTCCACGCAAAAGAATCCGACATACGCTACCACGATGCAGACGTAAGCAGACAAGTGCAATTCGAGTCCGCGCGGGGTATAGACGAGCTCGACGCAGACGACCGCGCCAACACAATGCACGAAACCGTTGTACAGGAAATATCCAACCGGTTACAAGGCGGCGACCTGTTTGAAACCACCCCACAGGAGGAATGGTAATGAACACTACCACAGAACCCAAACTCTACAACATACAATCCCACGGTATCGACAATGAGGAGTATTTCCGCGGTGTAGAAACAATCCACACACAATTCACCCAAGTGATCACAGGCACAGGCGACACAGAAGCCGAGGCGTACAACGACGTGGTTGACCAAATCGCTTGGGCGTTCGGGGACGAGGTGTTGGGCGCGCTCGGACTACCGGACTTCTGGGGCGACGACGAACACGACGTGTGCCAAGAGTGCGATTACAACAGCGCGATACCCGGGTGCGACCAGGATTGCGAACAACACTACTACGTTTCGATATTGTTTAACGTGGTGCAATAGGGAAAGGAGCACAAGCACAATGATACGTACTAGTAGTATGTTTGCTGCACTAAAACGCTGGTGGTTCCGGCGCAAGGTTAGGAATGCCGCGTACATACTCAGGCAGATGGATTCGTACATGGCGGGCGCAGGTTACAAACGCGCCGAGCGCCGACAGTTCTGGCGTGACTTCATATCGAACCAAGCAGTTCGGGACAGCACACTGGACGAGTTGGACCAGGGCACAAAGTAGGAGGCAGCACACCATTTTGGGTTCGGACTTTTACTTCAACAAGGAGGAATCAAATGAGCTTAATACCGGTATTAGTAATTATTTTGATTGCGTCGGAAAACGCATTAGTCTACGTCATAGACACGACTTGTTGGTTTAACTTACTGGTTTGCGGGTTCTGCCTCGGTGTTTTAGTTGCTATGATACTTAGGTAAGTAGCGGGTTATTGACCGCTTGGATTGTAGCTGGACTGCAAACCCGAAGTAAAAATGGGGATCAACATTTACACGAGCGTGGCGTAATTAGGGCTCAGACTCGACTGGATTTTTAACTTGAAAGGAATAGTGTGATTATGGGACGCGAACTTAAACGAGTACCACTGGACTTCGATTGGGAATTGCATAAAACGTGGGACGGATATTTGAACCCATACTGTAGTACCATATGCGAACACTGCGAGGGCAGCGGGTACAACAGCGCCACACTTGAAATACATAACTCGTGGTATTCATTTCACGACCGAGAATGGGAATGGACAGACGAACAACAAACTCGACGGTATAATAAGAAGGCTTGGTGCAACAATCTTGAACAGGCTGACGTGGACGCGCTAGTACGCACGGGTCGTTTGATGGACTTCACACATACTTGGACACCGGAGCGCGGTTGGGTGAAAAAAGACCCCCCGTATGTTCCCACGGCGGAAGAAGTCAATAAGTGGGATATACATTCCCTCGGGCACGACGCAATAAACCGCGGTATTTGCGTAAAGGTAAAAGCACTTCGTCTTGGGGTATGGGGCGTGTGTGATTATTGTAACGGGGATGGGGAATTGTTTGGTTCGGCAGAAGATAAACACAAATGTGAGACTTGGGAGCCCACGGAACCGCCGGCGGGGGACGGATACCAATTGTGGGAAACAACGTCTGAAGGCAGTCCTATATCGCCGGTATTTGAGACTCCGGACAAACTATGCGAATACGCGGAAAAAAACTGTAGTGTGTTTGGCGGCACTCACACTACCGCAGAGGATTGGAAACAGATGTTAAACGATGGGTTCGTGTGCGCCAAAGTCGGAAACATGGTGTTTATATAAACAACGTACTATTTATTGAAAGGATTGGTGTGATTATGGGGTGCGATATTCATCTGTATGTGGAAGCGCGCGGGTCTAACAACGAATGGGCGAGCCGCGACAAATGGACTAAGCAGGAAGCAACCGAGGACGAGCCCGAGTACTGGGATGTGGACGATGAGTACTACGGTAGTCGCAACTACAGGCTGTTCTCAATACTCGCGGGTGTGCGCAACAACGAACTTAGGGGCGAAACTGGCGAACCTATTGTGCCCATAGCGGAACCGCGCGGACTACCACCCAACGTGTGCGAGCTCGTGCGCGCCATTAGTGATTGTATGGGTTACGATGGGCATTCCCACTCATGGCTGACGTTGCGCGAACTTATGGAATTCAACTGGGAGCAAACTGCGACATTACGCGGGTGGGTGGATGGGCTAACATATAAAAACTGGATAAAGTGGGCACGTGCCCGCGGGGAAAGCCCAAGCTCAAGTTGCACGTCCGTTGACGGCGGTAATGTACAGCATATCACGGAACCCGAAATGTTGGAACTGCTACGTAACCCGGTCGCCATCGATGAAATACTACAACGCACTTATTGCCAAGTTGAGTGGACCCAACCATACTACTACGTGGCGCAAGAGTTCCTAGGCACCGTGATACCGCGCTTGTGGAAACTTGGGTCGCCCGACAACGTGCGTATCGTGTTCTGGTTTGATAATTAGTCTTAGAACTCGACTGGAAATTTTTGGTAGTGTACTATACTTAACACATTACGCTAATTATATCGTAAACGTCTGTAGCTGGTGAATACCTATCACAATCACGGAGGTGCAATGCGAGAACAGCTATTCACTACACGAAAACTGCTGTCAGTGGTGGACATACACGGCGCCACACTAAACAACCTGATATTGCGTGGACTGGTTAACCCTAAACACCGGGGTGCAAGCAACATGTATTCGGTATATGACCTATACCATACCGAACTACTAGTCACCCTGCAACGACTTGGGTTCAAATCCGCGGTTGCGGCCGGTATGGCGCACAAACTGTTGGAGCAATACGTGCCCGGGCATGTGTGTACCATTGATATCGACAACAGCCCACTGGTAAGCGTTACCGTTAATGTGCCTGCTATAGTGGACAATATAAAACACAAAATACTTACAATACTTGGTATTGTTGTCCATGACGGGGGCGTCTGTTAATTAGCCCAAATACTCGACTGAGATTCCGCGGCAGTACTTTGCGCCCAACCTAGACTCAAAATTATACCGTGGGTTCAAATTTAGCTTGACAATACGCACACTTGATATTATTTTATAAATTCCCACTCAGGAGCCCGCAATTTGATTCCAATTCGATATATAGCTGTATATCACTTTTTGCTTGACATTTGTAGCTATATGCATTATGTTATATTGTACCGTTTGGGCGTAGTTATTACCACAGCACCCACACCGTGTATCAGTTTCGGGGTTTGTTAATGAACAGAAAAAAGCCGAGTTTTACCGAATTTGAACCAATACACGACGGTGTGCTGAGCGCGCCCGAAATATGCAATATGAAATTAGAACCGCTGATGTGGGTAGTAGATGGAGTAATACCATTAGAAGGAGTAACAATGCTGGTAAGTCCGCCCAAGTCCGGAAAGTCAATATTGGCGCTCAATATCATAATAGAGAACGCGGCGAAACCAAAAGTGTTAGGGTATTTCAAACCCGTGTCCAAGTTCGACACGTTGTATATTGACCTTGAAGGTACTAAGCGCAGAACCCAGACTCACGTACTGAACCTTCTTGGTAACGCCCCGATACCGCCGTCCGTGTCTGTTATCTACAAGTGGCCGCGTTTGGCAGAGGGCGGCTTATCCAAACTATACGACTACGCTACGTATCATCCCCGTACCAAATTATTCGTTATCGACACCTATGGAAAGATTCAGATCGGGTCTAAGAATTCGTCAAGTTCCGGGTACTCATATAAAAAGGATGTTGAAGAAATAGATATGTTTTCCCGGTTCTGTGAAAGTATGCACGTGTCGGTACTGCTGGTGCACCATACCAAAAAGACTGAGAGTGACGACTGGGTAAGTATGGTCAGTGGTACGTACGGAATCAGTGGATCAGTAGATACGTTATTATTATTGAAGCGCAAAAAGGGCGAGTACCAGGCTACACTGTGCGTGACTGGTCGTGACGTGGAAGAACGCCAATACAGGCTCAATACCAACATGACCAAACAGCGCATGAATGTTATAGGTGAAGAAACAGAAGAAGGAGAAGAACTGACAGAAGCCCAACGCGACATAATGGTGTGTCTCAGGGCGCACGGCGAACCTGTGGGACCAAAGGAATTAGCAAAAATGATAGATAAGACCCAGGGTGCAGTGAAAAGGCTGTTGGCAAACATGGTAGAGGACAAGAAAGTAATCCGAGTTGGGTATGGTAAATACTGTGACAGATTACGATAATAAGCAACACCCATAATTAGGTACGAAACTAGGCTGGAATTAAATTAAACTTTAGGTATCAAATGTTCACCTGTTATATTACGGTACTAATAATGATAAAATTAAAGAATAATATAGACAAACTTGAATATTGGTGCTGTTTTTGGTCAAAAAGGGAAATTTTTGCCGAAATAGTATGACCCTTAAGGGTGAGGTTTTATAGTGTCTTTTGATATAAATATTATAAATATATTAAACTTAAGAGTAACTTTTACCCCGAACTCTTATGTTACTCTGTGTAACTCTGTTACTCTTGGACACACAAATTACAATAAAATGACATTATTTTTACTTCGTCAAGAGTTACAGAGTTACATTAGAAGTTACGGGTGAACCATATATATGGTAATTATCATAATGCCTATGGTTGTTGATATTTATTTTTCAAGAGTTACAAGAGTAACCATAGAGTGACGTCTTAAGTGAACGTTGTAACGTGTTGGGAGACAATAGTGGTAACAAAATTTCAACATACAAGAGTTACATATTCTCACATATACCCCCAAAAACGCATAGGTTACAAAAACACGATATTGGTAGTGCGTTTTGGACTCAATCATACAACAACAATAGTGAATAAGTAATATTTATCGTAGTAGTTTTTATACACAAATGTGAATATGAAAGCACTACAATTTAATATGCTACTTGAGGTTAATAACGTATATAATATAGATTGCGCCGAAGGAGTTGGTCTATTAGAGCGTGATTGTGTGGATGCGTGTATAACTGACCCCCCATATGAATTGAATTTTATGGATAATACGTGGGATAACACCGGTATTTCTCACAGTATAGATTTATGGAAAGAGGTTCTGCGGGTGTTGAAGCCTGGTAGACATTATATAGGATTTGATATTAATAGTGAATATTACGATATAGCTGAAAAAAGAATTAAAGAGTATACAGAAGACAACAAACATAATAAATAACTACGTAAACAAGAGGGGGTACTAGAATGAAGAACAAGAGGGCAGCAGGCACGGAATCCACAGATGCGGGCAACAGTAGTAATGATACGAGTTCTGCGTATACCAAGTCACCGAGACGTACATTTGTGGATGTGGTTCGTAAGGGTGGAAAACGCCGCGGCTACATAACAGTCAGGCGCAGAGATGACGGTCAACTCGAGGTTGGGTTTTCGTTATGTGAATTGAAAGACAGATTCAGCGGGACAACCGGGTTGAATATTGCGTTCAAGCGCGGGGAGCGTATGGTGAGCAGACATGCGTATGTTATACCGCCGGACACGGTGGTAATAGGTAGCGGCGGTGACAGCGCTACTGCGGTACCGCGTACTATGCTTAGCCGGATATTGAAAGACGCAGAAAAGTCAGAGGAGATATTTGGCGAGTACGGAGACGTGGTGTTGCCGGAATGGGTAAATGATCTACGCACCGGCAATTGTGGGTTTATTCAACACTGGGTATTTGTGCACCCGGAAGGAACAACACCGATAACTGTGGGGTAGAAATGATGCCTATAATATTGATACTTGAAACTGTGTGCTTGGTGTTTGTGCTCGGTAGTGTAATAGTGTTACACTATGACAAGCGCGATGCTGTTAGTCATTTGACCGAGGGTCTAAAGCAGATTAATGATTTGGCCCATTGGGTAAGCCCACTTAGTAGCACCGCGCAAAAGTTAAGCCTGGCGGAGTACAACACTTTAATAGACTTGGTATACGATATAAAGACTTCAATAGGTCGCGCGCTTATTCAACTCGATGAGTATGAACGTGTAATAAAAACAGACAAGGAGGCGTCGAGTAAACCGTGCGATATTATTCCAATTAAACTGCTTGGGAGAAAGGAGGAGGACATATGAGAATTGCCCAAGCAACCACACCGCTGTATGTCAGGTTGAATATTGACCTGAATACTTCGATGAAGGAAGTAGTAAAAGCAAGCCCTGACAAGTACAAAACAGTTGCAGAGTTTGTCAGAGTAGCAATAACCAGCCAGTTGAAGAAAGAAGGGAGGAAATCACAAGCGGGGTAATAGTAGTATACGTAGTATACGTGCATGTACATGTTCAATTCCAAACATTCAACTATCGAAAGGAATCAAAATGGCGAGTAAACACCCGAGTTTTACAAATTTCGCAAAAGGCTCAGTTATTTCCGAAGCCGATGTGACGGTAACAAGGGCATACTTCGGTATGTTTGACTACGCTGGAAAACGCGAGGCTGTTCCAGCACTTCTTGTTACGTTCAAAACCACTGGCGGCGACGAGTACGAACAGGGCTATACCGTTGGCAGCACCGATGATTACGCGCCCTCGAAAGACGGTAAGAACCTTGATGTGCTGTCAGACCGGGAGAGGATCCACGAGCAGACCAATTATGCCCACTTCATCGCGGCACTGCTCAAAGCCGGGTTCACCCGCAAGATACTGGATGACAGTACAGACATAGGGTGCTTGGTGGGTACCGAGGGTCATGTTCGTCAGGAAGCTATTACTCGTACCGGAGAAAATATAAAGAAGGAAATTTCGCTACTGGTATTTAGCAAGATAACAGCGCTGCCTGGCGAGTCCAAGTCGAGTTCCGGTGGTGGGCCAGACAGTTCGGTGGCTGACGAGGCTGCCCAGGTAATGCTCGAAATCCTGTCCGAATCCGGAAGCGTGGAGCGTAAGAAACTCCTGCCGCTGGTTATTAAGTCCGCCACGTATAAGGCAATGGACAAAGACACCAAGACAGCGGTGTTGAATACAATCAAAACTGACGAGTTTATTACAGGTGGTACGGACTGGTCAGTGGACAACACCGGAGTTGTGAGCTTAGGCGGGTAAGTATTACTAGACGCAGTGAGCTCGGGTATTGTGAATACGGTGGGGGTGCTGAGGGCGCCCCTGCCAAAAATAAAACCCAAGGGTAGTATTCGAGTAACAGTAGTAATAACATTTAATATTGGAGCGTATGGTGAATTGCATAAAGCTGGACGAGGACTTTCCTTTCGCGCTGGTAGAGCGGTCAACAGACAAGCCTCATGTCGGAGAAATAATCCACGATATGCTCATTGACTTAGGGGTGTATAAGCGTAGTAGTGGGGCAGACCCGTATCAATTTGAGAAGGGCTTCATGTGGGAACGTATGCTGTCATTGGCGCTTCCCGGGTGTGCTGTCAGACCGGGGGAAATAGAACTGGACGGAATAGTAATGAGCCCGGACGGCATCGGGTATGATGAGTCCATCAGGGAATCAGTAGTGGAGGAGTATAAGTGTACTGCAAAGCGCGCGGACAACTGTGACCCGAGCGACAACATTGGGTGGATGATGCAGACCAAAGCATACTGTAAGGGGATGGGGCTGACCAGTGTGGTATTTCGGATACTAAGCATAGGCAGACCGTGGGAGCCGATACCGCTTACGTATTTGATAACGTTTACGCAGGATGAGCTTGACCAGAACTGGAACGCGATTGTGGCGTATGCGAAGCACAGAGGATTAGTGTGATTGGAATACCGAAACTATCGGGGGGACTGTGATGGATGAGAACAACAACATGGGTAAGTTCAATGCTGAGATAGGTAAGCTGTTTGAGGCTGGCATGTCTGGCAGCATTGATTACAAAACATGCATGAGCAAGGTAGCTAGGAGGGTGCTGGATGGATACGAGTGCGACGAGATACTTGGTAATGCGTTAATGAAGGCTATTAACTACATACATACACAGGATGTTGGCATGGTGTGTTATTTGTTAATGTTGCGGATTATCAGGCTTGAGGATGACCTGCGGGTGCTTAGGGCGGAACTTGCAAAAGAACGGATTGGGCGGATGAACGTGGGCGGTGACGACAATGTATAAGGTACTGTGTGTAATTGTGGTGATGGAGGCGATACTACTTGGGTGCGCTGGATTCTCAACGCGTCCGCCCGAGGTTCCGCCCCGAATTACGATTACGGACGAAGGTTTCGAGCGCGACTACGTGCTGAGGACGTTGGGGACGCCGGCTTCGGTAGACCTTAGCGAGTTGGGCTCGGACTATTGGATGGAGTTGTGGTTTTATCCCGAACGTGAACTTGTAGTGGTGTTTTTTATATCAAAAGAAAAGTGTGAGGCTAAAACTTATCATTACGGAGGAGCACGATGAAGAAGCTGAAGGGTGCGGAAGAAATCCAAGCGAGTAATTTGCGCAGACTAGTGGTACGTATTGGTGGCCGCGAAAAGCAGGGCAAGTCCACGTGGGCGCTGACGGCTCCGGTGCCGATAGCGTACCACAACCTAAATAATCGGGTCGAGCACGTGTTGGACAGGTTTGTAGGGCGCGGTATATACGAGTTCAAATATGACACGTTGCTAGCGAAAGAGCAACATGAGTGGAAATACATGTGGGATAAGTTTCGTGGCGACTTTGCAGAAGCACTTGGGAATACAGACGTGCGTACAATTGTGATCGATACCGAAACCGACCTGTGGGAAATGCGCCGACTCGCGCAGTGGGGTCGCGAGAGTTCAGTACCAGACCAATACGGCGGGCTCAACAAGGACATCCGTAATTTGTACGACGCAGTGATCAGTACCGATAAGAACCTGATTGTGATAAGTGAAATGAAGAAGAAGTACATTACGAAGATCGTGAATACGCGCGGTGGCAAACGTGAACTGTCCGAGTGGGACGGGTCGTATGAGTTCGCCGGGTGGTCGAACGCGGGCGCCAAGGTTGAGGTGAACTTGGAAGCTGTGTTTAATCCCGAGGACAAGGTATTTAGTACCACCATACACAACTGCGGGGTAAACGCGATGATAGCCGGGCAGGTGTTCGAGGGCGCCGAGTCCAACTTTCCGTTTCTGGCGTCGACGGTGTTCCCAGATACAGACCCGGGTTATTGGGGCTACGACGAATACGTGTCGGGACTATAGGAGCGTGGTATTGTGAAGACCAACGAATTATATCAAATTACTCTGCCGTATACGTGCTTCGGTATCGAGGTGCGCGGGCACACGATTATGGACGCGGCGCCAATTGGGCGTTGGATGGTTGGCAAGAGTCTGGTAGTGGTGGGCGAATGGGTCGCGCGCAAACACGGGGTACTACGAAGGGTATTAGAGTTAGATACATAATGCACACACTTGCAAATATTTGGTAACAATTTGTCTGGAAAGGGGGGCATAAGTATAATGGGTATTGACGATATAATCAACGTAGTGTTGAACGAGGTTGTTCGGGCAGAAAAGTTGCATCCGTATTGGCCGCAAGACCCAATACACGCGGCGGGTATTGTGGTAGAGGAGGCTGGCGAGCTTATGCAGGTGTGTATAGACCATGTATACGAACCGGTGGACAGGTTGGACGACATGAAACGGGAAGCAATGCAGACTGCTGCTATGGGGATACGCTTCTTGATTAATATCCACAAACTTGAAAGGGACATGATATAATGAATCGGTGCAGTTTTGGTTTTCACGATTGGGCATACAGCACGCGGATGTTTAAGTATACAAAAAACGGATTCGTTACGGATGAGCGTGAGGAGGTATGTAAACGTACATGTATGAAATGCGCCCGGGTAGAACGTAATGTGGGTCCACTTGGTAGATGGGTACGGGTGGCGGATTCCGAAGCGTGCGAAGAGGCAGCTGGTGCAAATACTGCTATTGAGGGGGCTATATGACTACCGAACGTGATACGCCCTATGTATGGGTAACGTGGATTACAGGACTGTTATCAGGTGATTCCCACTGCGAGTGGGCGGCGTGGTTCAAGGCGCACCACAGTGATTATCAGAAACCCCCGTCCAACTTGAACCTGACCGTGTGGAAAGCGCAACACGGCGCGATGGTGCGGGAGCGTGCGCGTAAACTGCGCGAATCCGGCTATTCGGTGTATGTGGAGAACCAGAATAAGTTCACGTATACGGGTAGCAACGGAATAAAGCTGTCGGGTGTACCGGATATTGTAGCGACTAAGGATACCGATGCGCTGGTGGTGGATTGCAAAACCGGCAAGGAACGCGGGTCCGACACCATGCAGGTGATGGTGTATATGTTGATGCTGCCCAGGACACACAACGCGTGCATGGGGCGTACACTGCGGGGCGAAGTGGAATACAAAGACCGCGCGGTGGGAATCGGCGCACACGAGCTCACAGATGGTATTAAGAAGTTGATGCGCAACGTGATATGGGGCGTAGGCGGAAGCGTGGTGCAGAAAAAAGTCCCGAGTTGTGAAGAGTGCGCGTTTTGCGGCATCGGTACGTTGGATTGCGCGGAACGTGTCGAGGCGGCGGCGCAACCAGAAGTGGTGGACACAGAAGGAGGCGTGTTTTGAGAATAGGCGCGATAACGAATACGGGCGGCAATGTAGAACGCGACCCGAACTACAGCGGTTTGGAGTCGGTACTAAACGAAGCTTATGCACAGGCGGCGTTCGGTAAGGGTAAAGAGCGCCACGGGGCCAACGAACTTTTTGAAAACCAAATTGGGACTTGGATTCAGAAAACCGGTTTCGATTACGCAACTGGGCAAAGCGTGAAGAAAATACACGAGAGTATCGGGCTTCCAAAGGACGCTGCAATCCAAGAACTGCTTGGGGCAATAAATTATCTTGCAATTGCAATAACTGTATTGGAGCAAAAATGAGGCACGGTCTTAGTAAAACCAGACAATACAATGTTTGGCTTGGGATGAAAAAGAGGTGTAATAACCCAAATCACACATTTTATCACAGGTATGGAGGACGTGGTATAAGGATATGCGATGAATGGAATAATTCATTCCTGTCCTTCCGTGAATGGGCATTATCCCACGGTTATAAAGATGGTCTGACTATTGAACGTATTGATAATGATGGGAATTATGACCCCTATAATTGCAAATTTATACCTATGCAAGAACAGCACAAAAATCGTTGTACAAACAAATATATAACACTAAATGGAGAAACAAAAACTCATATCGAATGGGCGAGAACAATTGGTATAAGCGAAGCGGCTTTCTGTTTGAGAGTAAAAAATGGATTTACCGGTTCTGAATTATTTGCACCGTCGCATCAAGGTTCGGGCAAAAGAGATACAGATATAATTATAAACGGTGTGCGAAAGACGGCGAGCAAGTGGGCAGAACAAGTAGGAATTCACCCCTCCACTTTTTTGTATCGGGTGAAAAAATGGGGGATAAGCGAAAGACTGTTAATTAAAAGCCTCACACAATAGTGCTTAAACAGGGCCTTTATTCCGGCATGTTGGGCGCAATCAATTATATCGCTGCACACATAATCGCTATGCGTGCGAAAAAGGAAGTGGATAATGCTTAGACCAAAGTATCATATTGGGCAACCATTGTGGTATACAAATGATAATGGTACGCGTCAAAGGGTGCGTGTGAGTGAAATATGGTGGGGCGGCAAGTATGGCAGTCGTGATTTTTGGGTTCCAAAGTTCCACGAAGGACAAAAAGTACTACTGCGTGGTTACAGTGAGCACATAGTAACAGTAGACTCTGTGCGGAATTACAAGTCTTCGTGGGAATGTGACAGAAGCAACCTCGAACATGGTGGTTATGTGGTACGTTACAAAGAACCAAGGTATTACTGCTCTGGCGACGGAGTAGTGGGTGAGTTCGATCAGTCAGAAATGGAATCAACAGATGACAGCCATAACACAGAACGCGATATTCGTTATGCAGTTCAGTTTGAGGATGATTCGTATAAGATTGTAAGGCAGACTGAACTCAGTGAGTACACTACATGAATGACAACGACTGGGGGTTTGCTATTGGCGATTTAGGTGATCCACTTTCCGATATTATGGATTGGATGATACCACCGTATCCAGACTGGGGGCGGGCGCGCCAAAACAATGATGACCCGCGTGTGCGGGAGGATGGAGAATACGAGTTGGACAAGATCGAAATCGAGTACGTGGAGAAGGGGCTCGAGGAAAACACCCTGCTGAAGTTGAAGGAATTATTCGAGGTGTGCAAAGTAGTTAGTATTAATGTAGAGGAATTGGGTAGCGCAGCTAACGGGTATGTGTTGGTTGATTTGAAGTTTGCACGCAACGGGAAGGTCGGTGGCTGATGTCGGATTTGATAGGATTGTATACACCAGACAAAACTTGGTTTCCAAATTACGCGCTGATGAAGTTGTATCGGTATCATAATGAGCGTGGGGATATTCCGATATTGTTTGATGACCCGGCAGACGACACCTTCGACAAAGTATATTGTTCATCAGTGTTTAGTTTTACACAAAAAGTGGAAGTTCCGGCGCATTGGGTGACTGGCGGGTCTGGGTACTCATTACAGTTGTGGTTGCCCGATACAGTAGAAGACCTCGAACCAGACTATTCTATGTACCCAGATATGACTCATGCATTGGGATTTCTGACCCGGGGTTGCATACGGAATTGCGATTTCTGTATTGTGCGCGAGAAAGAAGGCAAGATACGGGCATACAGGGATGCAGAAACAGTTGCACAAGGACGACGCGATATTGTGTTGTGCGATAACAACGTGCTAGCCCACCCGCATGGACTCGAACAAATGGAAGCGATTGCGGACAAACAGTTCAAGGTGGACTTCAACCAGGGTATGGATGCACGGTTGATCACGGATGAAATTGCGAAGTTGATGAGTAGGATGAAATGGTTGAGCCCAGTTAGGATGGCGTGTGATGGCGATGATATGATTGAACCTGTGGTACGCGCTATTGAGTTGTTACGTTGGTATAATGTGACACCAAGAGCATATTTTGTGTATGTGCTTGCAAAAGATGTAGAGTCAGTTTTGAGGCGGGTACGTGTGTTGAAGGGTATGAACGTGACTCCATTTGTGCAACCATATATTGATAAAGTCGGGACACCGCCGTCTAGGGAACTACGTAGATTGGCACGGTGGGTGAACGCGGGCGGGGGCAAAGCATTTAAGACTTGTTCGTGGGAGAACTATTGCAAAGAACGCGGAGAAAGGATATAATGTATGGTTGGGCAAGAAATCGACCTATGGATTAATCACGCTAACGAAGTTCAAATAACTTGTTTGGTCTTTGGAACAATAGGATTTTTTGGTCTATTATTTGTGTTGGGTATTTATATTTGCAATAAAATAGAGGAACATTATTATGGGGATTATTAAGGAAAGGAGCATCGAATGCTTAATCCATCACATGCGTTTGTGCTTGGGCTAATTATAAGTATAATCAGCTCGATCGGAATGTTTGTGGACAATCGTTTTATGACACGTGCACTATGGACTTGTGTGTATTGGGGTTTAGCGTTCGTGGGTGGCATGATCTCGATGCTGGCGATTTTGAACACGGTGTTGGCAGGATGGTGAACATAAATATGTGTGCTATTACCGCCACTAAAACAATCCACGTGAAGTTTGATAAATACAGGCGGCGATTTGCGTTGGTGTATGACGTGGGTAGACACAAATGGGTTGATTTAGTACAACACTCGTTAAAGGTGAAGGACAATACGCCACCATTTGTGGAATTTGGTGTTGACGCAGCCGTAAAAATAATTATCAAAGGAGACGACAGTGGCGGCAATGAGTAAGGGTGAGTATTTGGATGGGGCAAAAGCCCAAGATTCGGAATCCGGGATGCGCACGCTTGGGGAAATTATCGAGCTTATAAAATCCGGTGGCGAGCCAACACATGAGGAGTTATATTATAGTGTGTTGGCGCTGGAGGCTTTGGGTACATTTGATAGTATGGGCATGCGTAGGATGGTGGATAAGCCAGATTCCAAATTTATTACACCGGAATACTTGTTGGACGCATCGTGGCGGAGGTGGAAGATGGCACTGGGGAAGTCGCCACAGGAATGGGTTGGGTGGAATAACGACCCACATAATCCAGAGTACCAGAAGGGGCGTGAGTTTAGCAAACGGTTGGTTGATAAGGTGGTTAAGAACATGAATGCTAAAAAACCAAAGGGGGCGCAAAATGAAGAGCAAAACTGAGTCAAGTATGAAGGTTATCGAGCTTGTGGTAGAAAACTACATGGGGGTGCGGGCAGTCCAGATACGACCCGCGGGTAACGTGGTACGTATAGAGGGCAAGAACGGCGCCGGAAAGTCCACCGTGATTGACGCAATCTGGGCAGCAATCGGGGGCACGGACGAAACCGGCAAGCATCCGCTGCGCAACGGTGCCAAAAAAGGTCGGGTGTTCGTGGACTTGGGCGACATTCGGGTGGAACGTAAATTCACAGAAGCCGGCACATATCTGGAAGTGTCAGACGTGGACGGCAAACGAGTACCGCGCCCGCAGGAGTTTTTGGATCAGTTCTACACAAAAACCACCATCGACCCGCAGAACTTTATCAAGATGAAAGCGGCAGACCGCAAGAGCATACTACTAGACCTAACTGGCAAACGCGACGAGCTGAACGCGTTGGACGAGCAGCGAACCGAACTGTACCAAGAGCGCACCCTTACTAATCGTGAAGTTAAAACGTTGCAGGGCAAACTCGCGGGCAGAATACCGTTAACAGAGTCTGGTGTTGAGGTTCCGATTGCGGGGCTGTTGAAGAAGCTCGAGGAGTCCATCGCGACCGATAATGCGCACTCGGCGGACGTAGCAAGGGTTGCGGAACTGTCGGGTAAAATCGCGCGCTTGGACGATGCGCGGGAAAACCACCAAGCGCAAATACGCCGGTTGGAAGCGGACATAGACAAGTGGAATGCGGAAGTGTTGGAATTATCCGAGGAACTCATATTGGTGGAGTCGCGGACTGATGTTGCACCGAAATCCAAAACAACCCAAATACGCGAGCAGATCGCGGAGGCGGAGCGCACCAACGAGGCGGTACGCAAGAACTCGGAATACTTCGAGCTTGATGCACAACTGAGGATGGCAGAACAAACATCGGCAGACCTTACAGGCGCAATTGTGGGAATTGACGAACGCAAATCCGAAATTCTGAACGAGACCGCGCTGTCGATAGGTTCGGTAGGGTTCGATGGTGACGTACTACTAGTGGGCGGAATACCGTTTGACGATCTGAGCACGTCCGAGCAGTTGAAGGTTTCGCTCGAGATAGCGGTGTCGCAGAATCCGCGTATCCGGGTGGTGCGGGTATCGGACGGCAACGTGTTTGACGAAGATAGCATGAGTGAGATAGAACTGTTCGCGCTCGAGCACGATTGTCAGTTGTGGGTAGAACGAGTCGTGGATGCACCAGACGGACTCGGGTTCTTTATTAAGGACGGTACTGTAGCGTGATACTTTTAACTTCTAACGAAAGCAGTTGTGTATGTGGGTAGTGTTGAGTATGCGCCGCGACATGAATGTGTGTACTCCATGGGGAGATACCGCTATAAGTATGGAGTGGGCGCAGGGTATGATCGGTGTGTTGCCTGTGTTTGATACAAAGGAAAACGCGGAAGCGTATTCAGACGGTGTAGCGTCGGTAGTAGAAGTGTCAGAGACACACTAGGTATATCAGGCACGAAAGGTACAGAATGATAACGGTTGATGATAGAAAGGGTTCCGCAGAGTTTTACCCCAGATTACCACACGGAATGAGCAGGCTGGGGCGACTTCAGTTTGGTGACTTTGCATGGTTAGGACACGGACCTGATGAGGCGCCGTGGATGATCGGGGTGGAGCGCAAAACTATTGGCGACATGGTGCAGAGTATTACGTCGGATCGCTTCAGCGGGCATCAGTTGGTGGGTCTGCTCAATACCTATAATGTAGTGTATGTGATAGTTGAGGGGTTGTTCAGACCTGCCCCCGACACCGGTGTATTAGAAACATTCAAGCGGGGCAAATGGTCACCATTATTACACGGAAGAAGACCCTTCATGTACCCCATGGTGTTTAATTTCCTGTCCACAATGACAAACGTGTGCGGAATATCGGTGGTGCGCACGTCCACTGAGAACGAAACCGTGCACGCGCTGCTCGCATTGTATCATTGGTGGACAGACAAGCCATGGGACGACCACAACAGTCACCTTGCAATATACACGCCACCAAGAAAACAAACCACGTACTTGGAACCGCCACTAGTGGCAAAGGTAGCGGCGCAACTCAATGGGGTAGAATGGGTTCGGGCGCACGCGATTGCGAAAATGTTTGGCACGGTGCCCGAGTTCGCGCACGCCACCGAGCACGAGTTACAACAAATACCCGGTATCGGCAAGGTGCTGTCGGCAAGTATTGTACGGCAACTAAATGGTGGCGGCAAATGAGTGCGCGGCATTTGGTTATTTTTTTTTGTGTGCTTGTACAGAATTTTCTTGACAAACCTTCCCCAATTACATATATTGTGTTCGTATGAGTTGTTGTGGGGCAAGGCAATTATGAAACCTAGCCTAAAACTGTGGGCTAATACCCTTATGAAACATAGCACCCCCTTGCGAGCCCTTGGCGCATTGAAACCTACGACGCTGGTGCGTTACTAATTCTTTAAACAAAGGAACACACATGAATGGACGCGTAAACAGAACACTACGATTGAGGATTTTGGAAAAGTTTGACCGGCAAGCGGATTTCGCCGACGAACTTGGCATCAACGAATCGGTTGTTTCCGCAGTTTTGCGCGGGCGCCGCACGTTGTCGCCGGAAGCCCAAGACCTGTGGGCAGCGATACTCAACACCACGCCCGAAGAACTTGGATTACGCAAATACCACGACTAACAACCACGCGATTGGGGTAACACGTGACGGAATACAAGGATTATTTGCAGTCTCAGCATTGGCGCACACTGTCTCGGCTCGTGCGTGAACGTGACGACAACCGATGCGTGGTATGCAACAGTGACCGAAACACGCAGGTGCACCACCGGACGTATGACGGGTATCCGTATGGGGAGCGCTTGTCTGACCTGTGTGTGCTGTGTGGGGAATGTCATAAGTGGGCAACAGAACGAATGAAGACAACCAAAGGACAATAGGGACTAATGGCTAAATTTGACACAAAGTTCGGCACGCTGTTATTCATGTATTGGAGAGTGTAATTTGGGCTACGGAAGAAAAGAGCGTATAGCGGTAAACCCCGACAGACCCACGTGTGTTCTACGCAACTGTCCTATGTGGGGTCAGCCCATGGTAGGAAGTGAGAATAACGAACACGCGTTGGCTATGTTGATTGGGGAAGCCCCAGGGCAGGACGAAGAAGAATCCGGGTTTCCGTTTGTGGGCAAAAGCGGGCGCGAACTGTCTATGTATTTGCAGGACTTCGCACGAATACCCCGTAATAGATTCCATATTACGAATCTTTGCCGATGCAGACCACCCAAGAACCGTGACCCGCACAAAACCGAAATAGACATTTGTAGTTCGCATTTGCTGGTTGAACTGGACGAAGTAAGACCCCGCATCATAGGCACCATCGGGCGTCTTAGCACGCAGTGGTTTCTGGAGCAGCGCATCCCGATGGAAAAAGTCCACGGTATGGTGTTCGAGCACGACGACCGCGTTATTGTTCCGCTGTATCACCCCGCGGCAGGGTTGCATTCCCCGCGCCGCATGAAGGAAATAATTGAGGACTTCAAAATATTGGGCGAGGTCATACGTGGGGAACGCGGTATGACCCAGGTGCCTGGGATTGTACCGGAATATGCTCACAGGAACGCGTACGACATTGATAGCACCATTGTATGATACGGAGGGTAGGTTGACACATATTGAGGATGATAACGGTATTATGGTGCCCGGGCGAACCGTGGTAGTGAATGTGAAGTATGATGAGTATGATGTATATATTGGTCGCGGGGTGTGCCCGAAGACCGGGGTTCGTTCCAAGTGGGGCAACCCGTATAGGATTGGTGAGGACGGCGACCGCGCCGAGGTAATACGTTTGTATCGGGAGTACGTGCTGGGCAACACAGACTTGCTCGTGTCGCTTGAGGAACTTCGCGGAAAACGTCTTGGGTGCTGGTGTGTTAGTAAACCGATAGAGCACGCACGGGACTATCCGTATTGTCATGGGGAAGTGTTGTTGGAACTATTGGGGGGGGGGGGGTAGAGTATGAAAATGAAAATAGTAGACCGTATGACGACCGAATTGGAAGTGGATGTGAAGTTCCCTATTTATCGTAGGAATGTTGGCGGAACAGACTACAGCATGGTTGAATATTTCATGCGGGTGGATTTGGTGAACGGAAAGATGCAGGAGTTTACCATAACTGTTCGGGATGGCCACCATGTTGAAATTGAGGTAGATGATGATTATAAGTTTGACGGCAGTGGGTTAAATTACTCCCTTGGGTTGGGGGAATACGCGTCTGATGAAGAAGAATTCATGGAAGCGTTGTTAGGCGCGGAAATTCTTATTAAAAACATGAAAGTGACTGTAGTAAAATAACAGTCAAATAACAATCAAATAACAATGGGGTAATAATATGAATAAGCGTTCTAATCGTGTATTAACTTGTGTTTACTGTGGTATGGAATATCCCCAAGATACTCCTTCGTGGGGCGATAAAATACTTACAGAGCACATTAAAGTTTGTACAAAACATCCAATGCGAAAAGCCGAAAATGATATTAAGATTTTACGTAAAGCGCTTATTGGATTAATTGGTACAGAAACAAAAAAAGAATTAACACAAATGGAATTAGCACTCAGACAAACAATTGCGCCAAGTGCTGATATAACGGCGAGTATTAACGCGATACACGCTTTATTGGAAACTCAATAAAATTGATTGGAAAGGGGGGATATAATATAGTGAGATACTTATTATTAATTCTTTTAGTTCTTTCATGCAGTTCTGCCCGGCAAGTCCGAGAAAATAAGGTTGAAAAATTCCGTATGGAATTGAGAGAGGATATTAAGAAAAACCGGGTATTATTCGAGAAGGAATATGCGATAGAAATACAATGGTATATGAAGGCGGCTGATGATTTGACTGAAATGTATCGTTTGAGATTGGAGGGTGAGGCTATAATAAGGTGATATGACCTAATAATGGTGGGTGGGTAGATAGACAAACAGAAAGGTTGGTAGAAAGGTAGGTAGATATGATAGTCAGTTTGTGTTTCGGTCCGCAGTATAAGAGGCTTATTGAGTGTGATACCCTGCACGTGAACAAAGAAGCGCATCAGCTTGAACTTTCTCTTTACAAAGATAACAAGCATATAGAGTCGGTTTTGTTCCAGCATGACCCTGTGAGTATTTTTGTAATGGAGAATGGAAAAACAATCGAACGTATTGAGTTTAGCCCAACACAAGAACCTAAATAAAAGTTTAATAGTCTGCCCACTACTAAATTTAACTATGGTGCGTGTAGGTAGATATAATTAATAAAAGGAGTGTACATATGATTGATTATTTAGTTACTGGTGTAGTTGATTCGTTTTCTACTTGGTCAGCTACGTTGGCACCGGTTGTGCCACAATACTACCCAACTGTTGTAAAGCTGAACCCGCCTTCAATAGTGTCCACAAGTATTGGGGTTATTATTGGGTTGGTTATTTTTGAACTGCTTATAAAGCCTGTTATTCTCGTGTTCAAAGTCAAGTATTATCCATACACAAAACTGTTAAAATTTTTTGAAAGGGGCAGCAAATGAAGACCACAGTACAAGTACCAATCACAACACGTAAACTCGAGCCTATGGAAGTGGAATTCCCGATATACCGCAAGGTGGAGAGCAAGAATCTGCTGGTGCGCGTCGATCTAATGGGTGGCGTAATGCGTGAGGTTGGGATTAAATTCGGTAAGAATGGTAGTGTTCAGGTGAAGATTGACCCAGAGTACGTGTTTGAGGACGCGCCAGTGGACTACCTGCTCGGGTTGGAAGACTACACGTCGGACTCAGCCGAATTCGAGGGCGCGTTGGACAAAGTGGTGCAAATTATCGCGTATGTGTCGGGTAAGTAAACAACTATGCGTATTGTAGCAGTAGATACCGAGACTTTGGGGTTCGGTGGAGCCCCTTGGTCAGTTCAATACAGTTTGCGCCCCGGGAGCGGAAACCTGATATTCGCCCACGATACGGACGGGCTCCGGCAACTTGGTAGAGTATTGGCGCACCCATCTGTGCTTACAGTCGTACACAACGCATTGTTCGACCTGAAGGTAATGGAACAACTCGGCATACGTCCCGCGCGCACACTCGACACCATGATCATGGCATACCTACTGGGCGAGGCTAGCCTGAAGCTCAAGGTTCTGGCGTATCGGTATGCCCAGATGGAAATGCGCACGTATGACGACGTAGTACGCCCGGAGTCGGAGCGGCTGGCGCGACCCTGGCTCGATATGGTGGCGGCGCACACCTGGGAAGATTCGGAACCTGTTATTGAGGACAACCCCGACGGCACCGTGCATGTTAGACAGCCCCAGAATCTCAGCAAACGCATGAAGAGGTTTCTTGCGCGCTACGATGCCGGCACTGCCAAGAAAGGATTAGTGGAGTACTGGAACGACAAGAAGATGGAAGCCGACCGTGAAATGGTGTTAGGGGTTTATGGTGAGATCCCAATCGCAACTCTCGCGGACGTGCCCATATCCGAGGCGGTAGCGTATGCCTGTTCTGATTCCGACGCCACCATGCGGATATTTCCACCCCTGATGGAGCGTATTGAGCAACTGGAGCTATTGGAAGTATTAGAACACGACATGTCTATTTTGCCCATGGTACTGGAGATGATGAAGAACGGCATGTTGATTGACCCAGAGCATTTTAAGCGTCTAAGCCGCGAATTGGAGATCGAGGCTGGTAGATTACAGATGTTGGTAAATAAGGTAGCAGGTGCGTATTTGAACCCCAAGAGCCCGGTAAAGGTTTTAGAGGCGCTACAGGAGCGCGGTCTGCGTATACGGTCTACTAATGCTGTGGAGTTAGACCGCCACCGCGATGACGAATTAGTACGGCTAGTACAGGATTACCGCGGAACTGTAAAACTACAGTCTACGTATGTTGATGTGTTGCCTAAGTTGGCAGACTCCAATGGGCGTGTTCACACCCAACTATCTGTTACTACAGCAGTTACTGGACGGCTGGCTTCAAAACGACCCAACTTGCAAAACCAACCAGTGCGGTCGGAAACCGGGCGCAAGATACGCGAAGGGTTTATGGCAGCAGACGGAAATATGCTGGTAGCAATGGATTATTGTGTTTCTGGTGACACAGAGGTAATAACTTCAGACGGCATAAAACCAATTAGTGACATAAAAGTAGGCATGGGGGTTTTGTCGTGTACCGATGGAATAAATCTATCCATGCAACGCGTGTTGAACCACGGCAAGATAGGGACTATGGCTACTGTTGTATTAGAAACTGACGATGGTAGCAAAGTGAAATGCACACCGGAGCATAAATGGATGCGATATGATGGTACTATGGCGCGCACCGATGAACTTCGCCCAGGCGATAGACTATCCCATGTTAAAAATGGTATGTCAGGAAAATACCCAACATGGTATGTGCGTTCATATTTTAATTACGTAAAGAAGCATAAAATAGTGTGCCAATTTACACACGGCTGTAGACCACTTGGATACCATGTTGACCATATTGATGCTGATATAAAAAACTGGGTTTCATCCAATCTCATATATTTGCCCGCGGGTGAGAATTATGGTCAGGGTGGAAAAAGATATTGGAAAGCGGTAAAGGGTGGGGTACGAAGCGATGAAAATAGACATAATGGTTTTAAAAATAGTTTAGCGCGCCGAAGATCCTACAAAGGAAGTGGTAATCCGAATTTTGGGAAGTTAAAGGGAGTAGTTAAAACTTGCCCGATTTGTGAGGCGGAATTCTATAGACCGCCAAGCCGCAACCAGATTTTTTGTAGTAAAAGTTGCGTCGGAATATATAGGCGTCGCCATATTAATCATAAAGTTGTTGGTGTATATAATTATTCTTGTGAGCCAGTTTATCAAATAACAGTAGAAAACACACATAATTTTGTTTTATCAAACGGCTTAGTAAGTGGTAATTCCCAGTTGGAGTTGCGCGTGTCGGCACACGAGTCACGAGATCCGGTTATGATGGATGCGTACTGGACGGGTAAGGACATACATACAGAAACTGCTATGGCGATGTTCGGGTTGGAGCGCGACCAGGTTGATTCACGCAAGCACCGGCGCCCTAGTAAGACAGTAAATTTTGGCGTAATATACGGCATCGCAGCCCCCAGCCTGCTTATGCGTTTTTACCATGAGGATATTACGGAATATGGAGAGGACGACTGCGCTAGGTTTATTGAGGCGTGGAAGGAAAAGTACTCTGGGTATTTCGAGTGGGCAGAGGAGACCAAATCCTTCGCTGTCAGGCATGGGTATGTGCAGAATATGTTTGGGCGTAAACGTTGGGTTCCAGAAGTGTATAGTGTGGATAACCGGATACGGGAAAGTGGGTATAGAGAAGCAGTGAATAGCCCGATACAGAGTTTGGCAGCGGACATAGTAAAGGAGGCTATGAGGAAACTGTGTCCGCTTGTTATGGAGTGGCGGCACTCGGGCGGAGTAGTACTGCCGTTGTTGCAGGTGCATGAT